CGGGACGAATTCCAGGCTGATGCCGTCACTTATACAAAAAGGCGCTACGGTGATCGATCCGGACGGCTTAAGCGTGGATCCGTTCATGATTTACGTTGATCCGACTATGTATCCCGGCGGGATCAAATTGACGAAAGTCGCGTTCCAGATCCCGGCGGATGCCGCATACACTCTGACTTTCGAGGAGTGGACCGGAGATCCCCCCGCTTTTTCAACGACAATCGAGGCAGTCACCACAACGGCGACGGATAACTACGCCGAGGTTACAGGCGCGTCGATTGACGACAGCGATATTGCGGCGGGTAATTATGTTGTGCTGGATTTCCCGGCGACCGCAGTCGATCAGATACACGCCATGGTTTATTTTTGGGTGAAGGAATACAATTAAAATGCGGTTGAAAATCCTCATATCCGTACTTGTATGTCTTGCGGTTGTCGTATATACACCGTATCGGGATACAACATTTCCCCCGGAGATCGTGTCCGAAACACGCTTGCCGGATGGTCGATATCAATATCAAGTCCGGGTTTATGCAAAGCAATCAATCCCCATCGGGTCGGGCGTTGCCGGTGCCGATACCGTAGACTCTTCCACTTCAGACGGATACATATCATATAGCAATTCCAATTGGGCAACTTGCAGGGGAGCGGCAACTGGAAGCGCCGTAAACGATACAGCTTCAACATACGCACAATCGATGCGCGCCAGCCGTGTTACCCTTGTTACAACGACATATTATATTGTTCGCTCATTTTACTTTTTTGATGTATCCGGTTTATCCGGAACCGCAACGGCGGTTTCGCTCAATATTCGGGGAATTACAAATGCTGAATCCGATGTGAGCGCTCAATTGGGTACGCAAGCGGACCCGCTAACCACGGCGGATTATGACAGTTTCACCGGGTCGTCTTATGGGAACACATCATGGTCCACAGGATGGAACTCAATAACATACAATGCAACCGGCATATCTGATGTAAATGGACAGATAGGAAGTGGAACCCACAAAGTGTGTTGCCGTGAATACACGCATGATTATTCGGATAGTACTCCGACAGGACAGAATAGAAATGGTTGCTATTTTGCGGATAGCGGCGGCACTGATAATGACCCTTACTTAGATATAACATTGATAACAGCGTCACAAATGATCATTATCGAATAGGAGATGATATGAAAAAAATTGCAATTATGCTGATCGTTTTGGGTCTGGTGATACCGGCAATGGCGGATTATAACGACCGAGTAGTATATTCAGAAAATGGGGAATTCAGGGGTCGGATAAGCTATGCCATGAAAAAAGCGGCTTTGGATGTCCGGGCGGAAGCGCCTTCCGGTGATACAGCCAAGCGCCAGGCGCTTGCAACACGCATCCTGGATGGCGCGGAAAATATGAATCAATGGGCAGTGGCTGTAACTACGAATGCCACTATAGGTGCGGCTATCGATGCGAATCCGACCGCGCCGGTTATTCCCGACGCTGATATACAGTTTACGGTTGAATCGCTGTATAACGCCTTTGCGGGGGTTTATACTCCATGACACGACTTCTCACCGATTCTGGCCATGTTTAATCTTCAAAATCCGGAGACGGTCATAACATCGATAGTATCGGGCCTGCTTGGGATTGCAGTCGGACGTCAAATACCGAATGGAGGGAGTCGAACAGCGAATATTGAAAAGCCGGATAAGGAACTAGTCGAATGAATCCTCAACCGCTGACATATCTTGATATGATGAAAGTTGTTGCGCTTTTCAATGGGGTTTATACGGGGCTTGTTTTGACATGCGTGTTTTTTTGGGCGCGATATGTCAAGCAGGACTCCCGCCAGGTCAAAGGCGAAATTAGGGAAATGGTCAAAGGATTGCTTGCGAATTTCGAGAAGTTGCAAAAAGAAAAATGGGAAAATTTCGGATCTCGCCTTCAGAGTATGCAGATGTGTATTGATCGGATGAAAGAACGATATGATGAACATTACGAACGCTACCATTCAAGGAAGGGATAAAATCATGAAACATGAAATCATGAATATATTAAAAAGCATTGCTATTTCGGCGCTTGCAGTAGGCGCGATTTTGATCGCTTCAATACTGTTCTCCGGGTGCCCGCTGGTATAATGAACCGGTATCTCGAAATACTTGAAGGGCCAACACAAGCGGCGGTCCTTGTTGCTGAAATCAAGCGGTGGTTGTATCGTGAAACGGATTTCACCGAAGATAACCCACGATTTCATGAGACGATTATTGGTGTCGTCGGACAACTGGAAAATGATCTCAACCGTAAGATCGTCCGGCAAAAGTGGCGCTGGTGGGTGCCCGAATTCGGGGATAGGGAGTTTTCAACCGGGAACGTGCTTGATTTTATGCGCTTACCGCTTGGTATGAATTCCGATATTGTCGTGAACTACAAAGACGAGGATGGCGCAAGCCAGGTATTCTCGGATACCAAATATGAGGTCAATTCCGATGTTTTTGGCAACCGGAAAATCGCGCTCTTGCCTGATGAATCCTGGCCGGATGACCTGTATGACGGACCAAATCCGATATGGATCGATTTTTATTGTGGATGGCCCATAGGAAACGCCTGGGTAGCTGATGCGACTTATGCGCTCAATGCTTATGCAATTCCCACCGCTGAAAACATCAACGGGATGGTTTATCAAGCCACGGTGGGCGGGGTTGCCAGCGGCACGGAACCGACATGGCCAACGCTGATAGGTAGCACAGTCGTTGACAATGCGGTTACCTGGACGAATGTGGGTCTCACAGTCCCGGAAGAGCTTAAAACCGCGATAAAAACGCGGGCAGCGGACTTGATATCAAATGATACAACGATCTTGCTCTATCCCAATAAGCACATCTTGGAGCACGCTTACAATAACATTGTCAGGAACTGGCGGTTGCAATGGTAGGCGGAAATAACTATAAATATCGGCACTTTGCGAAGATTGAACGGAAAAGTGTCTCACAAGGAGCCGGTGGGACGCCGATAGAATCCTGGGTGTCCGTGATTTCATCGATGCGCGTTGAAAGGCGCATGAAATCAACGCGGAATATCTATCAAGACGGCACTATCGTGGATTTGCAGGATGTCCGGTTTTATTTTCGCAATCCTGGGGAGGGGGTAATCATCACGCCGGGCATGAGACTGACGCTGACAAACGATCATTCCGGGCAAGATGACGAATACATCATTGAAAACGTGAACGTCCCGAACCGGCCAAAGTTCGATATATGGGAAATCACCGGAAAGCAACAAATACCGGGAGTATGCTCATGAGCTTGAAAATCGCATGGTACGGGAACGATGTAATCCAGGATATTATCGGCGCATTTTCGGGCGGGGTCGATGAAACTATTAAAAAAGTTTATAGCGACTCGCAAAAAAGTTGCCCGGTTGAAACCGGGAAGTTGAAACGATCAGGAAAAATACTACCGGCGAAAGATGGCGGGGATGATATATACGGGCGCGTGATTTACACGGCTGATTATGCGATTTACCCGGAGCTTGATAAACAGTTTTTGAGAAAAGCCCTTATAAGGAATGAAAAGGGAAGCCTGGAAAATTTCGAAGGGAAATTGAAATAAATGGCCTGGATAACCGACTTAAAAGACGCGATTATAAGCCACGGCACGGATTTCATTGCCGGTTTGCCCGGAGAGCTTTGGTATGGCAATATTACGCCGGAGTGCGCGTCTCAGGCCGGGGGTGCATATGCCCTTTTCAATTTTGTGGATTTGGAGCAAGACCGGACATTCACCGAAAATAATTGGCGCGGGGTCATTCAGTTTCGGATTTTCGATGATGATTCGGCCAATGTCGATGATCTTCTCGCGGATTGTATAGGGCAATATGATAATTTGGCGATAAACCCGCAAAATATTGACGGAAAGTTTTCCATGAATTCGCAGGGAGAACCGACGATCCCGGCGATACCAAGCAACAAAACGAGATTTAGGAAATTTGAGGGTATGACGCAATTTAGATTTATGTTTACTTTAGGATGTTCAACTTAAAGGGAGGTATATTATGACCATCACATCTTGTGACATTGTTGATGCAAGTTTCATCAAGTCCGACACGGCGGGATTATTGCTTTACGCGGATCAAATCGAGGCATCGAGAGAATTCGTGCGCGGTCTGTTCAACCTTAAACCCCCGGGCCGGACGCGCGGATCCGGAACGGCGGAAGAATTCTCCGCAAAAAGCATGGAATATGCGACTACCGTTGTACAGACCGGGATCACAGGCAATGCAAATGATGTTAGAGGGGATGCCACTCAGGCGGAGCTTATAGGGCGCCTGAACTGTCAAACACGGTTTACGGACATGTGGTTTTACAAAGTCCGGGATAAAGTCACGCCGACAAATGATTTGATTATTATCCCCGATATCGTAAAATCCCCGAACGGATTCATGGAAGTCAAGGACTTCGATCCCCAGGCAGCTGGCGTGAATACGCACTGGCAGAACAATTTCGCCTTAACGGTTTCCACTCTCCTACTCGAGGCCAATGTTCAATATTTCGATGATGGAAGCGCCCCGGATATCGCATTTGTGTCGGGTTCTCCGGATACGATCACATCCGCGCAGGCGGGATTCATAACGGCCGGTTTCCAGGAAGGCATGAGGATTTACATTGACGATCTGGCGGCCGGCGTTTCCAACTTCGGAAAAATTGTAACCATCGCGGCTTCCGGAGTCGCAGCTGGTACATTGACCCTTGTCGAAAGCGGATACCTGACTAACGACGCCGTTGGCGCCTCAACGGTTGTGCTCAGGGGCGGATACCCGTATTAAGGTTTTTCCGCGCCTTTCATCCCGGCGCAAGCCGTCCCGGTGGGTAGGTGGCCCGCCTACCGGGACGGCACAATCAAGGGCCATACAGAAAGAAAGAGGCCACTTATGCCGAAATTAAGCAAGATAATCGAAGCATGGACGGAAGTGCCTGACGTTTATTTTTCTAATGAAGACAATCAGGAATACCGGCTTGATGGGGATGGTGCACGGATCAAGCTCCGCTCGTTCAATGCAAAAGATAACACGAAATTACAGCAAGATTCCTCTGTTTTGACTGTGAATAATATGGACACGGTTGTCACGATTGACCGTGTTAAACTCATAGAGCTAACTTTTGACCGGCGCGTATTGGATTTCGAAGATTTCCTTGATGAAGACAGCGTTCCTATGGATTGCAACCAAAAGACGAAACGTCAATGGGCATGGGAGAGTGGTTATTATGCGTTTGTCCGTGAACGCGGGCAAATTCTTGACAAAATCGCCGCCGGAAAAGCGAAGGAAGAAGAAAAAAACTTGTTCGATTGGCCGAGCACATCGGCCACGGGGAAAAAGTCCACCCAGGCGGCTGCCAAGCATGCGAAAGACAGTGGTCAGAAGTCTTGATATGGCGCAGCAAAACAACAAATGCAATGTTGCAAGCGAACGGTGTTCCTAATGACGTTATCGATTCTTTCACGGGAGATGATGAGCAGGATTTTTACCGGCTCATGGATTTTTTCTGCAACCGGTGGCCAGGGAAAACCGGGAACCTACGCGGATGTAGAGTCGGTGTATTACCCGGAAACATCGAAGCATACCGGGTATTCAACATCGTTTCCGGTTCCTGGAATTACCACCCGTCCGGACGCCCCATTGGAATCCACCTATCTGAAATCGAGTCGGCTATGGAATTCGTGGGCGTCCGGCATAAGGAAGATTGTTTCAGCCGGGTGCAATTTCTCATTTCAAAAATTTTGCAAGGGATGAAAGGTTAAATTATGGAAGAGCGTACGAGGTTTGTAATTGCAGATGATTTTGCCTCGGCAATGGCTGAAAGTCTCGGCATACGTACAGCCGGATTGTCGATAAATGGACAAAACGCTTAGGTTTGTGGACGCATTGGGTTCAATATCACTCACAAAAACAATCACGATATTGGGCGGCGGACGGATATCCGGAAACGCGATTTCGAACGATGCGAGGCGCATCGATGAAAAACTGGACATATTGGTCGGGCAAATAACGATGTTGAAAGATGAAGTTGCTGGTATAAACAGGCGCTGGGATCGATAAATGGCACGATTAGGAACGGCGGAAGTTGCATATCAGGCAGTAGGTCTCAATCAGCTTAAGGCTGATATATCCGGCGCTGAGAAGGCATTCAAAACCGGCGCGGCGGCCATGGGTGCCGCTGTAGTCGCTATGGGCGCCGCCGTCATAAAATTCGGAACCGAAGCCAAACAGATCGAGTCTATCATCTCCGCTCAGGTAGGCGATGTTCGAACAAACATGGACCTTGTAAAAGAACTCTTTCGTGACGGATTCGAGGGCGGTATTAAAGAGGCTGGACAATTCGCTATCCCCGCTATTCGCGCACTCGGAACCGAAACCAAAATTGCCATAGAGGACCTAAAATTCGGGGCGGCCATCGCCCAACAATTCCAAGTTGACGCCCCGGAAATGTTTTCCGGCGTCAAGACTCTCATGGATGAATTCAAGTTGACCAGCGGTCAGGCACTTGATTTTATTGCCGCGGGTTTTCAGAAAGGGCTCGACCGGTCCGGTGATTTTCTCGAATCGATCAACGAATATTCCGTCCAATTCTCGAATGCCGGGGCCGATGCCGGTGAATTTTTCAGCCTTATGGAAACTGGACTAAAAGGCGGGGTCCTGGGGACGGATAAGGCGGCTGATGCGTTCAAGGAATTTCGTGACCGGATCCAGGACGGCAGCAAGGCGACAGATGAAGCACTCGCGAAAATTGGATTGAACGCTTCCGAAATCACCAAAGAGCTTTCCACGGGCGGCATCACAATCACGGATGCTTTCCAGGAAGTTATCCGGCGCCTGGGTGAGACGGATGACAGTGTTGTGCAAATGCAGGCCGGTGTAGGACTTCTTGGCACTCAGTTTCACGATTTGGGGAACGAGGCTATCCTGGGGCTCAATCTTGCTAAGACCGGCATGGACGATTTAACCGGCAGCGCGGAGGCCGTAAACGCAACAACGGAAACAGCCCGTAAATCCTGGAATCGCTTGGTTAATGAAGGAATTCTAATCGCCGTTGAAATATGGGATAGGTACGATGACCGGATAAAAGACGCGCTTGATGCAACTATCAGTTTCGCCCAGGACAATAAAAAAGTTCTTGCCGACTTCGTTGATTTTGGCGTCGAAGTTTGGGACGTGTTAAACGTCGCCTTCATCTCCTACCAGGACTATGTAGGCCGCGGATTCATAGAAGTTCAATCCGCCGGTGAACTCGCATGGACCGGCATAAAAGTTGCATCCGCTTCCGTCATCGAAATCATGACGCGCTCTTTTCAAGGTTTTGTAGAGCTGGCGAAAAAGGCTGCGGGCAAGCTCGGCCTTGACGAAATGCAGACCGATCTTGCAAAATTTTCGTTCGGAATCACCCAAACTATCAACAACATGAAAGATTGGGCGGGCTCAATTGAGGAAGTGCAGAAAAAACGTCGTGATTCAATCGAAATCCACAATGCGACTATAGATGCTATGATAAGTGAACGCGCCGAGTATAAGAATCTCGGCGTGGATGCCACGGCAGCGGCTGTTGAAATCGAAAAAGTAGCGGCGATTGAAATCAAACCAAAAACAATGCCAATCAAGCCGGAGTTGGACGAAAAGGCCATTGAAGCGTTCAAGGCGCCGGTCAAACCTATCCCGGTTCCAGTCAAGCCGGAAATCGACAAGAAAGAATTCGAAAAGGCCGCGAAAGATGCAGCAAAGGCGATGGAAGGGCTTGTAAAAGACACGCTTAAAGCATTCTCCGCCATGGAAAAAGGCAAAGAGGCCCTTGTCGAAGATTGGCGCAAAATCGATGGTGACTACGCCAAAGATTATTTCAAATCCCTCGAAAAAAATCAATCCGCCCTCGAGGAAAGCCTGAAAGATATCCGTGGCGTAAAAGAGCTTTCGGCAGACGACATGCTCGAAGTTGACCGAATTTATGGACGCGAGTATGAGGAAGCACTTGAAGCGTACAAAGGGGCCTATGAGACTTTCCTCGAGGAACAACTCGGAGTAAAAGAACTTTCCGAAGAAAATAAAATCCAACTCGATCAAGCATACGCCGATGCTTACACCGATCTATTGACGGACGGCGTGGGCGCATTCGAGGAGCATCTTGACGAAATAGGGGTATTGAAAGAGCTTTCCGTGGAAGAGTTGGCAAAAGCAGATTCGGATTACGGCCAAATCTTTCGGGATGAACAGGCTAGCCTATTACAAGCCTCAAAGGCTGAATTCTATGACATGATAGGCGGCCTTGACGAAGAGATGTATGCCGAGAAGTCACGTAGGCTTACGGAGCAATACGACAATTACAAGGCAGCATTAGGCGACAGCGCGGGCGGATTGCTCCAACTCGATAAATGGTATGTGGCCGAACAAAAAAAGCTGAATGACGAACGGGTCACAAATTGGGATAGCGCCGCCACGGCAATGAAGGATTCACAGGCGTTCAAGGATTTCCAGTCCGGAGTATCCGGCGCTTTCCGGGATACTGTCCACGGGCTTATTACCGGCGATATTACGGATATCGGTAGCGCCTGGGACTCCATGTGGTCGAGCGCCGTTTCATCCTTCGCCGGGTATTTATCCGAAATGGCAGCGGAATGGGCGGCGCGGGGAGTAGCCGAGGCAGCGGGATGGGTAGCCGAAGCCCTATTCGCACACGACGGTATGTGGGAAGTAGGAAGAGGCCCGGGAGGTGCAGGTCTTGCGCCTGATGAAGTGCCCATAATCGCGCAAGAGGGGGAGATGATCATCCCGGCAGCGCTTGCCGCTCAAATCCGAGAGTCTGAAACGTTTGAGGATTTCAAAAACGAGGTTAGGTCCTGGTTCGGGGCTGATGAAGAAACGGGCGCGGGCGATCTCTCGCAATACATGGATTATTCCGCATCGGCGCAACAACTACTCGGCGCATGGAACGCTTATCAGGCCGAGGATTACACAGGTATGGCGATCCATCTGACCGATGCTGTAGGCCAGGCCATGCAAACCTACGGCACACAGCAGGGTAGTCAGGTAGTACTCGAAGCCGGAGCCGGTATCTCAGATATCGCCGGAGCGTTCGGGGCTGGAGTCGGGGCATACACTGCGTTTGAAGAAGGAAACTACATCCAAGGCACTGTCCAGGCCGCGCAGGCGCTACAAAGCGCGCTCGAAGCGTATCAATCATATGTAGCAGCGGAGGCTGCCGCATCAGGTACGGCAGCGGCAACTACGACAGCAACAACGGAAACAATCGGCGCGGCGCTCGGGGACATGGTATCATCAGCAGGCGAGGGGCTTATGCTTTGGTCCGCCATCTCGTTTCTGTCCGGGGCAAGCCGGATGCAGTCCGAAGAAGCTCAGATAGGGGCGGTTACAGGAGCGGTTGCAGGTTCATACATTCCGGGTATCGGGTCATATGCCGGGGCCGTCATGGGGGGCATGGTCGGCGGGCTGTTCGCCGGAGGGCCAGAAACATTTACTTTGGATGAATTAAACGCCCATATCAATGCCAACAGGACAATACAAGACGGGATGATTGGGACTATCCCGGCGCCGGATACGTCCGGCCATTGGTACGATGATATATTGGCCCCGTCATACTACAACGCATATAACACCCAGGCCGAGGCTCTGAATTCGCTTACATCAGCCATCACGGCGGACCTTCCCCCGGAAATGGACGCATTGCTTATTGACGCGATAAATAACCTTCCCCCCGTGGATGTTCCCGGAATTCATTTCAACCGGGAAGAAGATCAGACGACAGTTTTGGGGTATCCTAATTTTTACTGGAATCAGGCCGTTGACGCGTATACAGCCGGCATTGCTGACATTATAGCCGCGGGCGCCGTAGGTGTGGCGGATTATCAAATCCCACAAGGCATTGAAGGGGCGATAGAAAATCAGACCATCTTGTCCGGTTCATCCCTCCCCCCAATGGTACAGGCCGGGTTGTACGATGTCATCGACTGGTTGACGATGAACAAGGCCCCGGAGGGCGAATACCTACACCCGGAGCGTGAAGGCGGCGGGCACCTCACTATGTCGCAGGCCGACTTTGACGCGTATATCGCAGAGCAAGAAGCAGCGGCGGCGGCGGCGGAATGGGCGGAACGCAAAGCGGGGGGTGGAATGGCCGAAGGTGGGGTAATTTCTCGCGTAATGGTGCCCCGTGGAGAGGACGGTCTTGTAGGCGTTCAGTTAGGGGAAGGCATAGTATCCCGGGACGGCATGCAAGCTCTTGAGCAACTTAATCAAGGGGATTTTGGGTTTCTTCAACCTGCAGGGCAACCTTTGACCGGGACGATTTTCACGGAGGCCCTACTGAGTGACCAGGTGTCAAAACTGACTGAAAACAATACTTTACAGGCGCGACAAATCGATATTCTTATGGAAGCGGTGCAGTTGCTGATGGTGATTGCGTCGAAGGAATTCCCAGGCGGTGAAGGCCTGGCCGATCTTGTGCAGGGCCCGCTTGAAAATCGGGCGCAACGCGGTGATGCGAATTTTATAGATCCGAATATTGCGCGCCAGGTTGAATATATTTACAGCGGCGTTTCCGCCGCAAGAGGGTATTAAACAAAAATGGGGTCACACATGGGTTATGAAACGATTATTGCAACGGTATTGCCGATTTTGTTGAAGGCGTTACCGGAAATATTGGGCGCTATTCAAGATGGTAGGATCGATCAGAATGAGATTAAGGAATTGATTTCAGGTCTGATGAAGAAAAAACCGGAATCTTCCGAAATTGAAACAGGTATTACAATTCATATTTTCGGGGATGAAAACTTACAAAAGATTTTAACCGAAATTTTGGAACAATTGAAGGCGGCTAAATAAAAATGGACCGAAAAAGCCACATAAAGCGAATTTCGGCTATGATCAAACAATTGTTCTGTGTGCATGCATTTCAAAAAATGGCGGCATATTGCGACGGGCGTACATTGTGGATATGCCGGAAATGTGGGAAACGTAGGGAAGGCCTGGCGCTATTCGAAAAGGATCGGCGATAAATGGAACGGTATTCGGCCTGTGTGATGAAAACGAGGATCTGCTATGTACCGCTAAATGCAGGTATTACAAAGGAATCCTCAAGGATTCGACATTAAAACCGTATTGCACAAAAGCCAAAAAATGGATTGAGAAATGGCCATAACAACCTGGGCGGAATTCATCCAGTTCGAAAATCGAGACCAGCGCTTGCTCGTCGAACTCGACCTGCAGGATTATACAACGCCCGTGCCTATCGTCCACACTATCACGATTTCAGACAAGGCCGGGGATATCGCTGGCAGCGCGTCCAGGTGGATACCGTGTATCAAATCCGTCCCCCGGATGCGTCGTCAAACGAAATCCATGGGCGGGGGCATGTCGGCGCCTAATTATTCCGATCTTGTCTGTTTCTATGAGGTAGGCCTTGACATCTCGAACGATGCATCCGGCATATATTGGGACGACATACCGGACACATGGACAACGGACGGTCAGGCCATCAAAGTTCTTTTCGGCGGGGAAGATCTCCCCTATAGCGAATACAAAGTCGTTTTCGAGGGCGTCATGGGTGGCGTTCGAAAGACCGATCTTGATATAACAATCGACGTGCGAGGGCTGGACAATGACGCATACAGACTGACTATAGGTAATACTAAAATCAATACAACTACATGGCCGAATTGCCAATCAAATGACGGAAAAACCGTCCCTGTTTGTATCGGCATATGCTACAACATGAAACCACTATGCGTGGATTTCACGGCATATCGGTACATATTCACCGATACAACGTACTCTTCAATAGTCGTTTATCAAGATGGCGTTCAATTAACAGGGGGCGGCGTCCAGTACACCGACAACGGTGACGGCACTTTCACCATGACCGGAGCACCAACAGGACAGCTTACGACAACAGTTATTGGTATATGGTCCGCGCTGCGCCTTCCGGAAATCCTACCGGAATTATTAAAAACATATGCCGGTATACCTGCGGGAAATATCGATACCGTGGCAGTGACCGCAACCGCAACATATTTCCCATATTACAATGCCGGATATTGCGTTTATAAAGCCGAAACTGTCATGACCGTCATTGACAAACTCGCCGAGGGTCTACCGATGTGGCACGGATTTCAACGCGACGGAACATATTCGATGGCCCCGATATATGATCCGTCGACGCAATCCGCAACCTATTCCATCGACACGAAACAAATACTATCACTGACTCAGGCCAGGTATGGCAACCCGCATTATGCCTGTGAAATGGATTATTATTTCAATAATACTCCTATTGGTGAGGATCGACTTTCCGGTACACTGACGGAAACCCAAAAAGCGACGTTTTCCAAACGTTGGAGGCAGGTAACGTATTTACTGGCGTCGATACAAACATCATGGCCTCTGGCTGAAGTCGCTCAAAAACAATTATTCATTTTTGCGAATACAATCGCGCTGGACGCTGCAACTAAATGGATATCAAACATACTCGGCGCCGAGCGTATGTCCACCACTATCCGTCTGAAAACTACGGACATGACGTGGGAAATAGGCGATATTGTAGAAGTGACGTATATCAAGCAGCTTTGGGACGGTACGGACTGGTATGTTCACGGCCTTAATGCTGTCAAAATGATGATAATTGGGCTCACAGAGGATTATTCGAAAAACGAATACACATTGACGTTATGGTATTGATATGAAAAGCCCTATATTATGGTTAGGCGGTAAATCCATGTTGAGTAAATGGCTACTCCAATACATTTCCGAGCATAAATATTATGTCGAGCCTTTTGGTGGCGCGGCATCATTGCTTTTCGCGAAAGTTCCGGCGCAAGCCGAGGTATACAACGATATCGATTCCGGGCTTGTCAATCTATTCCGGGTAATACGAGACTATAGGACCTTTCACGAATTCAATCGGCGGGTACAGCTAACGCCGTACAGCCGGGAAGAATATCTTTCATGCCGCGCCAACTGGAAGGATCAGGCATGCGATATCGAAAAGGCTCGTATGTTTTTTGTAGTTGCCCGGCAATGCTTCGGAGGATGCTTCGGCATGGGTTGGAAGGCCGGTAACAGCGCCGTTTCCAGGGGGATGCTTTCTACTGTAAGCGCCTGGCTGTCGGCTGTTTCAGAGTTGCCGAAAATACACCAGCGCTTACAAGGCGTCCAAATCGAAAATATGGAGTGGAAAAAGTTATTGAAAACATATGCTTCCCCGGACTATTTGGCATATGTGGACCCGCCCTATCTATGTAATACGCAAGTTTGGAAGGCCGGTTATGTTTCAAAAATGGATGAAGCAGGCCACGCCGAGCTTGTTGAAGCACTGTTATCATATCCCGGCAGGGTGATGCTTAGTTGCTACGATCATGCAGTGTACGAGCCATTGGAAAGCGACGGGTGGGAAAAATATACACGGAAAACGCGGGTAAAAACGGCGAATGTCGGCAGGGGGAAAAATAGACAGGCGCCTGAATCTGCGATAAATCCGGAATTGCAGGCACGTATTGAGTGCCTGTATGTGAGGGCTTGATATGACTACGACATGCGACTTAAACGAATACGAACGTATATGCTTTTGGTTAGATAATTTCCGGGTGGATGATTGGACAATTACCGCAAGCACGGAGGCCGCGGGATTTCCGAAAGAGGCGATTAAAAATCCTTCATTACAGACAACATGGAGAACCACGACCGGTGCAGACGGTCAGTGGATTGAAGGACAAGGAAATGAATATAATAATAAACAATTGGATGAAGGTCTTGCCGGTCTTGCAATCATAGGACACAATCTGACATCAAATCAATATTTTCAATTTCAGATGTGGCAGTTTTCGACGTCTGTTTATAACAACACGAATATTGTTTATAGGGCGGATTGGCAGCAACAATTATATAATATCGCTTTATTAGATCAAATTAGGCCATACCAAATGAGGGTATTTTATATCCCACAAGGCACATTTACGGCGGCGGGTATAACCCGATGGAGACTCACGCTAAGAGGATTATCCCCTCCTTATTATGAGATTGCGCGGATAATGCTTGTGCGTGTTTTCCAGCCGTATTTCGGGGCGAAAATGACCGAGCTTGGAACCAGGGATGATTCCAGGAACCAGAAATCCAAGGGAGGTCAAATATACACCGATAGCCAAGCAAAGCAGCGCTCGGTAGCCATCACGATGAATCCGGACACCGAAATGAACGATATAATGGAGTGGATGAGGATGATTCACGTTAACGGGA